AAGTATGAGAAAAACCTATGAGAAACCAGAAGCTAATAGAATATTTATTATTGGTTTAGACAAATCTACTGGTGATAGATTACAACTATTATTAGATGATAATATTTCTCAAAATCCATTACTTGCTCCAGCTTTGAGACCTAATAACTGGCTTGGAGATGTAAATCCTTTTGTTATGATAAATGACAAATTAAATACAAAGACAGATATATCTCAAGCAGCAAATCAATTTTATGCAAAATTAACACCAGGTAGAGAATTGATTGAATTTACCTGTGATCTTCAAACTTATTTCGACTTTACATCAAGATTTATTCCTAATAATATTACACCTTTAACAGGAACTATAACTACAAGTTCATCTTCAATATCAGTGGCTGGATTTAGTACATTATTTACTACAGAATTAGCTGTTGGTGACACTTTATATGACTATCTTGGAAATAAATTAGGTATTGTTGCTGTTATTAATTCAGACACAAGTTTAGATTTAATTAGTAATGCAGAAATTGGATATCCTTCCGATGTAGTATTTAATAATTTTACTGTTTATAAAAATCAATATGACTATTTAGATATTGGAGATATGATTTATCTAAATGATTTGGAAAGTGGATCTGAAACATATAGAATTATTGATTTCAATTGTGAATCAATACAAGAAACTACAGGATCTGAATATATAAATGTTAGAAGAGCTACATATAGAGCTAAAAAAATAGCTATACCAGCAAATAATCCACCAATTATTGCATATGCATTCAATACTATTCCAGCTGCTAATGAATGGATTGTAACTCAAGGATATGAACTTATCTTTTCAGTAATTGCTCTTGTTGGACAATTTGAAAATGCAATATTCTCATTAGTTGATAATCCTGCAGGTATGGTAATTGATTCTGGAACAGGTGAAATAACTTGGACACCTACATCTGGACAGCAAAATAATATTTATAGTAATATTGGAGTTGTTGTATCAGATGGTACTTCTACAACAACATATAGATTTACTGTGAGAACATATAGTACTTTATAATGCCTACATATAAAGATTTAGATAGAACCAGTACTCAATCGTGTATTATTGCATATGATGTTAAAGCTAAACTTACTGACCAATCATTTGCTATACCACCAGGATATTACGAATTTGAAAGATATGCTGATTTCACGATTGGCGGTCACTTTGGCTGTTCTGCAAGTATTACCACTCAACTTGTTACTACTGGTAGTTTTCCTACACCTCCTCCATTTGGGTTGGCTTGGAGTTGGAGTATTAATGCAATAGTTGTCGTAGATAATGGTCACGGAGTTTCCACAACACAGACATTAGTATTACAATCAGGAACAAACTACGGTCCTTTTGATCCACTTTACACACCTTTTGAAATACACGATGTATCAGTTGCAGGTACATTTAACTTCTCCTGCAATTCTGAGATATTGTATGATATCACAGAAAGTCAGCCTGGTGGAGCATATTTGCATCCACCATATACTGTTTTAAATCAATATGAAAGAAGTTTAGTAGGTGGTACTGCAACTTGTACTGTTGTTTTAAATGGTCAAACAGTTACAGCTACTGGAGCTATATCATCTGCTCAAACAACTAATTATAATTTTGATGCAGATATATTAGCTTGGAGTAGAGGATCTTTAGCAGGTAAAGAACAAGCTATTTTATCTTTGCCACTAATTAACTCAATACAAATACCTAACAATGGATATTTATTTGCTCGTAACTCTGATCAGTTTGTAGAATCAACAGCTACTATCAAAGCAGTTACATTAGGAACAGATGATGCTTTTGGAGATCCTCTTTCAACATCAGCAGAACTCTTATCATCAAATACTCTTGAAAGAAATATCAAAAATAAAGGTTGGGTAAATGCATATAATAACACCTATCCTAATTCTTTAAATGTAGATATCCTAAATTTTGATGGTGGAACAAGAACAGTAACATTCACTGGCTCTTATGATGAAACAGAAACATTTAAGAAATATGATTACAGTTCATCATTAGTACTAGTTAACACTCTTACTGACACTGATACTTTTGATGATATTCCTGCTGGTAATTTTAAGAATACAATTACATCAGCAAGTTTGATAGCTAATGGAGATTATCAATTTAACACCAGAGTTCCATTTAGGGGTTGGTCTTATGCTGGAGCTTCATTATATCACACCAAAGAATTAACATTATCTGGTAGTGGAAATACATATACTTTTAATGATCCAAATCGTATCAATTTTAGCAGTTATAGATATCTTAGAGTAAACGCTCAATCAGGTACTGGAAGTCCAGTATCAGCTGATTTATTTGTTAGATATGGTGGTAATGGTACTGAGATATTACAAGCTCCTTTAACAATACCAGTGACAGCGAGTAATCAAAATGTAGATCTTTGTTTTGCATATGATTTACACGTTTCTCCTACAGACGATATCGTAACACAAGATAATCCTTATCCAAGAGCAAATCCTAATAGTTCTTATGACTGGAGTTCACAAAGATTAATTAACAAAGATCTTTATGGTATTGGTCAAGTTGGACAGGTAAGACTTGATGGTTCCGTCACTGTAAATTCTTTTAAACTATATAGAGATGACAACACAGCAAAAGCAGATTTTATTGCTCCAATTTCAAATGCTGGTCTGGGATTTACTCAGGTATTCACAGGAACTGCAACTACTACATACAATGGCAGAAGATATTGGTCTCAAGATGTTCAAGGTAGAAATGATGAAGAATATGATCTTCTTCAGGTAATTGATGGTGGAACTACTTATGTACCTCAAACTATTGCTGGTTTTGTTGATAATATTACTAACTTAATAGGATATCAAGGTGGTCGTGTACATCTTGGTTGGACTGGTAATTCTTCTACTCCTAATGATAGCTCTTCTAATCTTCGTGATGGATACTTGAACGAAGATGGCTATATGAGCTGGTTAATGGGTTTTGGTATGGAATATATTGCTGGTAATCAAAAGTTCGGATTTGATAGGGATTTGAGCCAGGAAACTAATGATTATGATATTTTTGCTCAAACTATTTTTGATGAGCTTAATTGTGATTTTATACCTGATTATTATGATCCATTTGGAATTGAGACACCGGGAGAAACATCATTAATTCTTTATGGATTTAATTGTCAAAGAGGACCAGTTCACGGTCTTGTTCAACTTCAACAGTTAGGACAAACAGTATTCCTTCAAGATGCAGGATTAGCTAATCGTGGATCTTCAGTTACTGATGTAAATGGAAGATATCAAACTGCTACTCCTTTTATGCAAGCTGAAACTGGAAATGATGTATTTTGTGGAATTGCTAGCATAGGTACTACTGCAGTAACAGCTAAAAGAAACAGAGTAGCCTTTTATTTTCCAACAGTACCAACAGCTTCTCAGATAAAATCAGCAGATATTAGTGGTTTCTATCAACATCTGATAGGAACTGTTAACAGTAACATTGTAAATCTTATCACAACAACCACACCTGATTTCTCTACTTTTAATTATCTTTCAACAAATATATCATCAGCAAATAATGCAGCAGTTAGATGGTCTACTAAAACAGATAAAAATCAGATAATTTTATCAGTAGAAATGATTTCTGGTAATGTTGAAAGATATACCACTGATGATCTTGTAAATGGAGTTTGTACTATGTCAACAGTATTAGGTGTTGGAGTAACACCTGCTTTAGCAATTAATAACAACGGATATGAATTACATTTCTTCAGAACTTCAGATTCTGGTGGATCTATCAAAAGAGTAGGAATAGATAACGCAGGAAATATAGTTCAAGCATCTAGTATTGTTGTTACTGGAAATGTTACTACAGATGGATTAGCAGCATATTGGTATGACGATATATGTTATCTTGTCTATAACGATGCAGTATCAGGAATCACTGTTTTAAACTCTCAAGATTATGGTGTTACATTCTCATAAAAAAAATCCCAGGTAATGGCGAAACCTGGGATTAGTAAGGAGTAAAATATCAATGAACAATATTATTATACCAGTTTTGAAATGTTAGTTCCTGTTTATAGTTTTATTTTATCAGGAGAAAATATGCTTAAAGATGTTGCTGTAAAGGCAGTGGATGATGCTCTCTTATTAAATGGATATCAAGAAAAATCAGACAACTGGGATAAGAATATTCAAGAATATCTCAAATGTGTTTTTATAGATTTTCCTGCTCCTTACTGTATTGCATTTGTAAAATATAGAATTATTCAGGCAGCTAAAGAACTTAAATTTACATTGTCCGAAGAGTTTATGAAACTTAATGGATGGTGTCCATCTTGGGGTATTTATGCTAAAAAACACAATGTTTGGATACCTATGTCAGAATCAAGAGTTAACTCATCTTTAATTAAAAAAGGATATATAGCTTTATTTTATTCTGATGCTAAAGAACGATTATATCACGCAGGTTTAGTAATATCTTCTACTAAAGAAGGTGTATGGACAATAGAAGCTAATACATCTGATACTACAGGTGTTAATCCAGATGGAGATGGTATCTTTAAGAAATTCAGAAGATGGAATACACTTGGTAAAAATGGTGGATTCTTAAAAACTTATTAGTATCGTAAAATATATTAGCAATACTTTATTAAGGTGATTTTTATGATTTCTGAAGACTATCAAAATTTCTTAGCTGCATTTGTAGGTTCTATAATTGGAGCATCAAGAGACAATCATAAAAATGTAATATCTTATCTGTTAAGTGTTATTACAGGAACAGCTAGTTCTGTATATTTAACACCAATTATAGCTTCTATGCTACAAATGACAGATCCTAAATATATGCTAGGTTTATCCTTCTTAATAGGAACCTTAGGACTTAAAACAATAGAGTTCTTCAGTAAAAGAATACAAACACAATTGGAGCAGAAAAAACTTGATAGTAATCTATAACGCAACTAATCTTTCACAACTTGTTTCTGCAATAGAAACAAATAAAACCAGATCTTAGAATCTGGTTTTATTCTTTTAGTAAGTTGTGAAAGATTAGTTTAGTCTACCCGATTGATACAAAAATATTATACCACAATGCTTTTATCAGGAGTCCAAGAACTTCCTGAACGATAAATATTTTTATCTATCATAAAAGATAAAAACTTAATATATTCATTCTCGCTCATTGCGTAAGACTTGTGATTTGTACCTGTGAACTTTTTTAGTTTCTCTTGACAAACATCATTTATAGCGTGAACAGCAAACCATCTTTGATTTTTATCTTTGTCAATACTATAAGAAACTACAAAGAACGGAATATCATTTCTAACACCATTCTCATTGTATCTCTTACAAAAGCTTCTTAAACATCCAGATTGATTTTTATCAATGTGTGGTAAGAAATAGTATTCACCAGAATATTGTATTTCTTTACACTCAAACAAACACTTACACACATCATCGCCATCTTTATCAGTACCAGAAAAAATACCAAATAAAGTACGGTTCAAAAGATCCAACATATCAAAATCTAACATAAGGTGATTGTGAGGAAGAGATCTATGCCATTCACTATACTTCTGATCTCTAAATCCTCTATTTTCATTTGTAGCCATTATTTATATTATACACCAAAAAGGTTATATTTGCAACTCTTTCTCTGATCCAATCAAAAATTCTAATATGTTCGCTTGACTCTTTTGATTTCATATTGTATTATACCTTGAAAGGTAATAATAATGTTTCAAACGAAAGATGAAATAAGGCTTGTTGGTGTTCAGAAAGAGGATTATAGCTTTGATGACAAGGTAAAGCATAAATTGTTTTGGAATTACAAAGATAAAAAATATTTTGTCTTAAATGAGTATTCTTCTGGACAGTCAAAAAAACTATATTTTGATTTTAATCCAGGTATTGCAAAAGTTCAATACAATACAGAAATATTTAATCCAGATCATTTCACATACCACACTGTGGAAATTGCAAGGCATTGGACAAACAACAATAAATATAAACTTTTCTATAATTTCTCAGGACATTTATTCATAGAAATGTTGTGGGATACGAACAAGATTAGAAAAGTTTTTTTTAATATTGTTGATTACAAAGAGGATCCATATCAAGAGTATTTAAACACTTGCATTACCGAAAGGTATTTACACTAGTTTTTATAAATCAGGCTCAAAAACACTAACCTAATTAATGATATATGCAGGTATTTATAAAACACTTCAAAACATCTCAACTTGTATATGACCTTCTAGTAGTTTAGACATCTAAATGAGACCAAGTTCTACCTTTACGAATATCATATATGGTAGTAAGTTTAACATTATATTTTTTAGCAAGTTTTGTAAGAATACCGTGTTTATAATTTTTTAATTCTTTTTTGATTTCTAAAACTTGATCGATACTTAGCACTTGTGTATTTTGAGTACCTGCATATATTCTATCAATCATATTGCTAGAATGAGTATCATTTCTTAAATGTTCAGGATTGCAACATAGTTTATTGTTGCAAGTGTGACAAATTTCCTTTGTGTTGTCAATAGGTCCTACAAAAATCTCATATGAAATCCGATGAACTCTATATTGTTTATATTTTATAGTGCAAATTCCATATCCGTAAACAGGATTTTTAGAACCTGTCCAATTCCAACATCCAGTCACAGGATCCTTATCCAACTTCTTCATAAAACGTTCTTTACTAAACATACGATATTGTAACATACACAAACTGAATTGCAAGGATCTTTTTTATGCTCAAAACATTGCCTTTAGTCACGTTATAATGTGTTATTAGTGTGTCGATATTCTTTAGAATATAAATGTCTTAAAAGGTATCAGAAATATTGTTTTTGTCTTTTAAGCTTATATATTTGCATATTCATATACCTTTTTTGTTTTTCTAAACCCGTTAGTAGGGAATATATATTTAACTTTAAATTAAAGCTTTAAATTAAAAAATTAGATTTAAAGATTTAAATTAAATTATTTGACATAGATAACAAAATAAGTTATAATATATATTATGGATGAAGATATTATTAGTGATGATTTTGAAGGTTTCACAGAAGACATAATGCCTTTCTTAAGAATCTATGTTTCTGCAGGTAGAGAAGATCACGACTTGTTAGAAGTTGATGAGATGGTAGATTTCTTAACAAGTGAAAAAAGAAGCATAAATGACACCATAAAAGATCTAATTGACAAAGGTATGGCAAATGTATATGTTAGCTCTTTTAATAAAACTGTGAAGGTTTTTTAATTATGAAAAAGAAAGATCTCCTTGTAACTAATTTGACACAGGTAGAACTATCAAATCTTTTAGGTGTAACTCAACCACTGGTATCAAAATGGTTCTCTGGAAAGGTAATTCCTAGACCTGAAACTATTATGAAGTTATCAAATGCAACAGGTACACCTTATAAGGAATTAGTAACTTATTTTTATGACAACTATAAGAACCTGGAATGAATACAAAAGAAGATATAAAGATAAAAAACATTTAGACTCTGATTCTGAACATTGGTTGATTAGTAAAGTAAATACTAAAGACAGAGAAAAAGCTTTAGATGAGTTAATCAGATTTAATCTTAATACAGTTCATTATATTGTTAATAAATACAAGTGGTGTAATATTTCTTACGAAGATCTGGTTCAATATGGAGTTTTAGGAATTATAGCTGCAGCTGATAATTTTGATCTTACAAAAAATACTAAGTTTAATACATTTGCATATCATTACATATTAGGCAGAGTTAGAAGAGCATTAGAGTTATATAACAACATTATCAGATTACCTGCTCATATTAATCTTTCAATGGGAAAAATATCTCATTTGGATGCAGAAGAAAATATACCTACAGAAGAACTTCTTAAACTTACAGACGATAGATACAAACTAAATCATCTTGAACAAGCATTAGTTGCTAAAAGACAAAAGATAATTGATCTTGATGAAATATTTGATGTTCCTTCAGAACCTGAAAACAAAGATAGAAAGATTGTTGTCAAAGAGTTCTTAAAAGTATTCTCAGATAGAGAACAAAAAATATTAGAATTAAAATATGGTTTTGAAAGTGGAGTTCTACATACACACAGAGAAATTGATAAAATATTAAATCTTGATTCGGAACAAATTGTTTATCACGCTTTCAAAAGAATTAAAAGAGATTATGATGTTGAATATTTGTTGGATTTACTAAGAGATGAGTAATTTATCAGAGCAGAAACCTGAAGTTATAAATTTATTACTACAAGGTAAATCTATTACGTATATTGCGAAAGAATTAAACTTATCTAAACACTCTGTGTCAAGAATTAAAGATGATTTAATAGCTGGAAAATACGAATCACAGTTGGTTAAGGTCCAAAACAATTTAGGAGAAATAATAGCTGAAAGTTTATCATTACATTTGCAAGCTTTAAATAAAATTGCGATTGTAGCAACTGATGAGAATTATTTATTAAATCAAGATGCAAAATCCATTGGCGAATTACATAAACACATTAGAGACTGGACCTTGGACATTCTTACCGCAGGAAACAACATCAAAAGCGAAACATCTTCTTACATCGAAGCAGAACTCATCGATGAAAACTCAGGAGATGAAAAAAACATATAAAAATAAATACTTGAAGTTTTTATGCGAAACTAGTCCAAGTTCTTATTCATTTGATTATAAACACATTCAATATATTTCAGATGTATTAATGAAAGTTTATCGTGGAGAAATTAAAAGATTAATTGTTAATCTTCCTCCAAGACACGCAAAGTCAGAAACAATTAGTATGAGATTTTCTGCTTTTTGGATGGAAAATAAACCAAATCAAAATGTATTGATTGCTGGATATAATCAAAATATTGGCAGAAGATTTAGTAGAAAAACAAGAAATATTATGCTTGAAAGAACTGGTTTAAATGAAAATCATTGTTCAATCGATGAATGGAGTATTCCTAATAATTCTACTTATTATGTTGGTTCAGTAAATAATGCTAAAACTGGTATTGGATTTGACTTAATTATTTTAGATGACTTAATTAAATCGAGAGAAGAAGCTAATTCAGCTACAAATAGACAAAAACTGCAAGATTTCTACAGTGAGGATCTATATTCTCGATTGGAACCAAATGGTACCATCATCATAGTTCAAACTAGATGGCATCAAGATGATGTGGTAAGTTATGCAATGTCAAAAGAACCAGACTCTTGGACTGTAATTAATCTTCCAAGTTTATGCGAAGATCAAAATACTGATTTACTAGGAAGAAAACTTGATGAGCCTTTATGGGAAGAACGTTTTGATCAGAAAACACTATACGATATTAGGAGTGTACTTGGAGATTATGCCTTTAATTCTCTCTACCAAGGCAGACCATCTTCAAAGGATGGTGATTTCTTTAA